ATCAGTACCACCGGATTCGGCACCTATTCCCGCACCTCCGGATACCCGAGCGGAACTGCATCCCTCGAATGGGGCACCTATACTATCCCCTATGATCGCGGCGTGAGCTTCCTCATAGACGTGATGGATCAGGACGAGACCGCTGGGATGCTCTCTGCTGGCAACCTCATTGCCGAGTTCGGCAACAATGACGAGGTTCCCGAGATCGACAGCGCGCGCTACATGGCCATTTTCCAGGCCATCGTTGACGATGCGACCGTGGTCTACGGCTATTACACCCCCGTCGTGGCGACCGTCCTCACCCAGTTTAATACCGACGTTTCCGCGATCCGCGCCAAGTGCGGCCGTACCCCGAAGCTCATCGCCTTCATGGCTGAGACCGCTTTCGGCGTCCTGTCCAACTCGACCCAGCTCTCGAAGGAGATGATGGTCCAGAGCGTGACTGGCGAGAACGGCGTCACCACGGATGTCTACAGGATCAACGGCGTCCAGATCATCCCCGTGCCCGATGATCGCTTGATTACCGAGTATGCCTTCTCCGCGACCGACGGCTATTCCGCGAAGACCTGGGCGCAGCAGATGAACTGGATTATCTGTTCCCCGGATGCGGTAGTCGCCTTCGAGAAGCACCGCAAGGTCAAGGTGCATTCCGCCGACGTCGTGCAGGGCAAGGACGGCGACCTCATCGAGACCCGCCTCTATCACGGCTGCTGGGTGCTCGACAACAAGCACAACATGATTTACGTCAGCCTCAAGACGGCGACCATTGCTGGCTTCTCGGCCGACGAGCTCAAGACCACTGGCGCTACGAACATCACCTACACCATCGCGACCTATGCGACCCGAGACGCTGGCCACAAGTTCTACTACCTGTCCACGGCCACGGCTGCCGCTGTCTCGGTTCCTGCCGCTTATGATGAGTTCGTGGCGACCTCCTACACCGAGATAGTCGCCGCCGATGCGGTTTCGAAGACCGTCTCTTCTGGCTACTACGGAGCTCTTGCCGAGGTTGACGAGAACGGGCGTGTGATCCGCTTCGAGACCATTCAGGCTTCCGCGTAGTAATCTGGCCGGGGACCAACAATCCCCGGCCAACTTTGGGGGAATCATGGGAAGACCTAGAAAAGTAATAGAAGGCGAGGCCGAGATCGAAGAGGCCGAGGATGAAGTCATCCAGCCTGTCGGCGATGGCCGTGTGGCCTATATCAAGAATGGCGTTACCATTCTGCGTAGACCAGAAGCAGAAAAAGAACTTCTTGCCGACGGCTGGAAAAGGAAATAACCATGGAACTCGACGAGGAAGCGTAAATGGCCTATGCAACATACGCCCAGTATACCGCCCTCGGATATGCCACGGCAGCTCAGGCGACCGTTGAAGCCTACCTCAATAGGGCAAGCGACGACATGGACATCGCCAGCCTCGGGAAGCTCGATAGCACGGCTCTTGAGGCAGAGGAGACTGCAATCCTCGTCAAGGCGACTTGCGCGCAGGCGGAGCACTACGTCCTCAATGGTACTAGCGGCTTCGAGGGCAGCGTATCCTTGGGCACCTTCTCGATGTCAGGGGCATCGTCCGCGTCTCCGAACAAGGTTCTTTGTCAGCGCGCTATGCGATTCCTTGCCATGATCGGCATGACGAATCGTTCCGTGGCCGTATCTCCTTCGCGCCATCTTTATGAGCTTGAATCTGGCGGAGTGATACCTGAGACGAATGACGGGGTATGCGAATGATACCGCCCATCCCTCGCTCAATTCTCAACCAGGCTGCGACGCTTTACCCGTTTGCCTCGACCTCGGCTGGAAACGTCAAGACCTACGGCGCGACGGTATCGCTTACCAATATCGCCATGTTCCCGGCAAAGCAGAACGCGATGACGAGCCTTGGCGAGATGAAAAATGACCTGTATCTCATGGTCTTCGATGTTGTCAATTCGCTTCCGGCTGCAACCTCCTTCAAGGTCAAGGACAAGATCGTCTACGGATCGCAGAATCTCGAAGTCCGCAAGGCGACGCCTCAGCCTGACTTGACCACCGGGCAGACGCATCATTGGGAATTGAATCTCGTAGGGATCTAAGGAGAAACTATGTCGCTTTACAAATTGACAAAAGGCCCTCTGTCGATAATTCGCACTACCAAGGCAGCTGTCGATGAGGCAATCTCCAATGGTTACAAGCTCGATGGCGAGTGCAATGAGCGATACGAGATCATCGACGCCGATCCATTCAAAGAGCCTGAGCACAAGCACAAGAAATATAGCAGCCCGGCAAAGGGCGAAAGTGATGGCGACTAATGGACTTTGGAGTAATAGCCGCATGGGTTGGCATCGCTATAACCGTGCTCGGCGGCGTCTACAAGTTCGGCCAGGTCAGGCAGGAAATGATAAGCGTTAAGGAAGACCTTGCTGAAACTAAGTCTCACAACACTGAGCAGCATCGTGAGCTTTTCGATAGCCGGAACAACATGAGCGACGTGCTCGCAAGGCTTACGGCGCTTTTTGAGGCAATGGAAAAGAGGCAGGAATCAATGGACAAGAAATTGGACATCCTGCTAGAGCGGCGAGTGGACAAGAGGGAGTAAATGGGTAACGTGCGAATCGAGTTTGACATTGACAAGGCGGTAGCTCGCCGCGCTCCTCTATTCGCACAGGCTCAGGCCGCGCTTGACACGCAGGTGCTAAAGGACTCGAATCTATTCGCACCAAAAGCAGAAGGTACGCTTCGGGAATCTGGCCGTGTCGATAGCCCTGGGCTAATTTCATGGAACATGCCTTATGCGCGGTACCAGTATTATCTCGCCGATGGCGCACACTATACAACTCCGGGAACTAGGGCTAAATGGTTTGAGTGGGCCAAGGCGCTCTATAAGCCAGCTTGGATTGACCTAATGCAGAGGGCGTTGAAATGAATATCCTGAATGAAGTCAATGCGTACCTTCTCCAGAAGATTACGCCATACTCGACCATCTACCTCGACGTATTCCCGAACGATTCTATCGAGGAACTCATGTCGCGCAACGATCCGAGTCAGGCGGCAGAGACTCGCTACATGGACGGCTCGCGCATCGGAGTTTTCCAGTTTTCCTATTACGCGAAGTCTTCCAGTTCCGAGACGGCGCGGCTCCAGCTCGAATCGATAATCTCGGCCCTCGATTTCAAAGAGCTATCAACTATTTCAAACGGGACAGCGATCAAACTTGAAGCGGCAACTACTCCCGCCTTTGTCTCAAAGAGCGAAGCGGGCGAAGTCATATTTGTAACGAGCCTCAGGCTCGAATATCACGTAGGAGGTTGAGGCTATGGCTGAATCTTTTGAACTCAATTTTCAGGATCTTTACGAGATCGACACGACGCCGCTTTCGACGGCGACGTATGTTCGTCTCGCGGTAGGCATCTCTGGCGCGGAGCCGGACAACAACGAGGACATCGCCCAGGATAAGTATCTTGACGGCGACGGTTTTGGAAGCTCCGATGTTATCGGCGCCCAGCACATCGTTTCGTTCTCGGGCCACCGGGTCGTGGGAAATGTGGCGCAGGACTACATTGCCGCCATGAAGCTCGAGCTGGGCGACGCGCGCAAGACGCACCTTCGCTACACCGATGCGGGCGGAAATCAGATTTCCGGCAACGTAACGCTGGCGAATATCAAGGAGGGCGGCGGCGACGCTGGAGCGAAGAAGGACTTCACCTTCGAGGCGCACTACAACGGCAAGCCCACCTTCGCGGCCCATGTCGCGGCTACGGCCCTTGCGCCGACTATCGCGGCCGGCTCGGCACTCGGCACCACGAAGTTCACCGTAGTACCGACGAGCCCGAACACCCTGTCCTACAAGCTCGGCGCTGTCTCCCTGGGCACGGTCTACGGAAGTCAGTATGTCGCCGGGGACATCGCCTACACCTCGGGCTCCGACATCGTGGCGGCCGTCGATCAGTACCTCCAGATGTTTGAGATCAACGCCTATGGGCGCGTGGTCAAGTATCTCGAGCACAAGCTCGAAGCCGCCGATATCAAATCGACCTGATCCTGACCCCCATGATCCGCCGGTAGATTCTTGCCGGATAGGGGGCGCCGCCGAATCGTGGCGCATCTTTTTTAGATGGGGGATAACATGGCCAGTGAGTTTCGGATGAATGTGAAGCGGGTTGCTTTCCCGCTTGTGATAGACGGCGAGGACGATGAAGGAAATCCGAAGGTGCTTTTCGAGAAGCGCTATTCCATCGACCTCGGAAACAAGGAAAAGATAAAGCAGATTTTCGCCTCATGTCGCGAGCTTTCAGAGAGGGCGAAGGATCTCGATGAAGACGAGACATCATTCGACAAGATCGAGGAGCTTGCAAAAGGCATTATCTCCTCGACCATCGGAGACTGGGAGGCGATATGGGAAGCCTCTGGGCACAACGTCTACGCAATCATGGGCCTCACCTTCGAGCTTGCCCGCGTGATCCGCGAGGAGTCCACCTCCTCGTTCAAGAGGTATGGACTTTAATCCAATTCTCGACGAGTTGCCCGATAGCTTCAACGGCTGTCGGGTAAACACCGACTTCAGGCAAGGGCTTAGATTCTTTGCCGCGATGTCGGATGATTCTCTCGACGATTCAGAGCGCGGACTTGTAATAACTAGACTATTCTTCCCTGATGCGATACCGGAACCGGCTTCCGAGATATGGCCCTTCATCGAGTATTTTATTTCAGGCGGCGACGAGAAGAAAGGCAACGGAAATGGTCAGCGAGTATTTGACTTCAACGCCGACGCTGGCAGGATTTATGCGGCATTTTTGCAGACGTATCGAATCAATCTCAGGCAAGAGAAGATGCACTGGTGGCTTTTTCTTGAACTTTTCCGCGATCTCCCCGAGGATACAATGCTCCTCAAGGTAATCGACATTCGCGGAAAGAAGCCACCGAAATATGCTGACAATGAGTACAAGCAGGCCCTAAGTAAAGCGAAACGGGCCTTTGCGATAGATAGCGGCAACAATGATGCGGCAAGCCTTGGAGACGTGATGCGCTCTTGGGCGGGGAGATAAAATGAGCGACGGCAGCATACACATAGACACGAAGATCGACCAATCAAGCCTAAAGCCACAGCTCGCCTCCATGAAGAGCAATATCGCCTCGGCCTTCGCCTCGATGCGCGACGTGATGCAGGGTCCTGTGATGGTCGGCCGCATGGTAGTCGATGCCTTCCGCAAGATCGGCGCCGAGGTTGCTCGCCTCGAAAACGAATGGGCTGCATCAGAGGAAGCTCTTGCCATTCTCAATTCGACGCTAAAGGCGACTGGCGCGACGGCTTGGACTAGCTCTGAGGCCATTCAGGACATGGCGAGCGAGTTCCAATCCATGACAAAATATGGCGACGAGACAATCGTCTCAATGGCGAACGTACTGCTTGGATTCAAGAATATCAAGGGAGACAATTTCAAGGAAGCCTCACTCCAGATCCTGAACATGGCAACCGTCATGAAGATGGACTTGACCAGCGCGGCCCAGGCTGTCGGCAAGGCGCTTGATGATCCAATAAACGGCATCGACTCGCTATCACGTCAGGGCTTCCGCTTTACCCAAGAGCAAAAGACCATGCTCAAAACCATGGTTCAGACCGGAGACATTGCCGGGGCTCAGAGGATAATCCTAGATGAGCTTGCAACCACATACGGAGGCGCGGCTGAGGCAGCAGGGCAGACCGGAACTGCCATAAAGACGAGGCTTGCAAATGCGGTTGGCGATCTAAATGAGGAGATTGGTCGGTCAATAACTGGCAGCCTCACTCCATTTCGCAAGTGGCTACTTGAGATAGCCGAGGCAGCAGCGAAGGCAGCCAAGGCTCAGAACGACTTCCGAGATGCCGTGGCGCGCAATAATGCAGGAATCGCAACCAATGCCGACAAGCTCATGTTCGCCAAGCAGCAGCTAGCCGACTACAAACAGGCGATGTCAGAGGCTTCTGTCACTGGTGGATACTTCGAGGGCGCGAGCGGTGCCGATGCATTTATTCCACTCATCGCCGCCACCGAAGCAGAAATAAAGGCGCTTGAATCTCTCATGGCCGCCGAGGACGCTGCTGCAAAGGCAAGGACTGATTCCGAAAAAAAGGCGGCCGATGCTGCGGCGGTACAGGCAAGGGCAGACGCCAGGCAAGCAGAGATAACCAAGGCCCGCGCCGACGCGGTGACGGCCTACAACGAGGCCCTGCGCAAGATAGCCATACAGGAACAGACCAACTCGATAACCGCAAAAGAGGCCGATGCGCTCAGGGCAAAGGCCCTTGAAGACGAGATAGACGCCTTGACCGATCTTGCCGCAAAATATGGGCTTGCCATTGACTCGCATGGCGCTACCATAGATCTCCTAAAGCAGGAAATAGCTCTGAGGGAAGAAAACAACAAGACGATTCAGTCTCAGAATGAGCTAATGGTAAAAGGAGCGAATACTACAGGGAAGGAAGGAACTAGTAGAAACGTATCTCAACCTGACAAGCCGATAGAATCCGAATTGTCCTCATTTTTCGGAATAATAAAAGACGCTATGGGTGGGCTTGTTTCATCGATATCCGCCCTTGCCAATGTTCAGAAAATACTCAATCCATTGCAGACAATCATAAATGCGATAATGGATGTACTCGGGCCGGTCATAAACGAATTGCTCTCGCCTCTTGTTGGTATACTTGAGATTGTTGGCAAGACGATAGGGGCAGTCCTCGCCCCGGCGCTACAGATATTGCAGCCAGTAATAGAGGTAATTTCCGCGATGTTCATTTTCCTTTACAATAAGGTAATCAGACCTGTTGCAAATTTTATGATAATTGCATTCAACAAGATCAGGAATGGCTTCGCTGGATTCATAAATGCCATACTCGACATGATAGATGCGATTCCATTCGTCAATCTGTCATTCCGCGTCGGCACGGTATCCGAAGACGCTGGTACGCTGGCAGAGATAACCACGACAACTAGTGATTATTCCGATGCCGTCGATGATGCCAATAAGGAATTGGCCGAGAACAAAAAACTGTTTACGCTCGCAAGTAAGGCGGGTGAAGCATATAACACCGTGCTCGAAGGTGTAGTCAAGACCGCATCCAGCTTCTATGATGGCCTGAAGGACATCGGCTCAGACCTGGCTAGCACCATCATCGATTCGCTTACAAGCGGATTTGATAATGATGATTTCCTCTATGCGCTCGAAGAGTACATACGCAATGCGGTAATCCGTGCGGCGGTGTTCACTGATTCCTTCATGGCACAAGTTTCGCAGATTGGCGCAAAGCTCGCAACTGCAATAGCAACTGGCGACACATCGTCAATCGCAGCTATAAAAAATCAGCTTGCGTCGCTTTATGCCAATGCTGCTGCGGCGGCCAATGCGGCAACCGAAGCTGTCTCCGGGGCGTTTGGATCATACGCGGTAGGAACGCTCGGGCTGCCTTCTGACGGGCTTATCTATGCCCATGCAGGCGAGGCGGTAATCCCTTCCGGCCTCATGTCCGAGGCAATGGCTCGCGGGCTGACGATTGCACCGACGGCCGCGCTAATGGCTGGCGCTCAGAACGTCACTGTCAATCTTCGTGCGGCGCTTAACGTTGACGGAAGGGCAATGGCTGGTGTAGTATTCAAATATCAGGACGAGCTAGTGGGGGCAGCGTATGGCGCTTAGTATCAAGATCGGCGGCACGACGTATCGCGGGACGGCAGACTACTCGATCAAGCAACAGGGCGGTGCGGTGTCTACCACGTCACTCGGCGTGCTTCTCGAAAGCAATCCTGTCCCTCTCGTCTTGCAGGTCGCCCAGGTATATCTTGATAGTACACTCTTTTTCACTGGCTTGATTCAGTCCGTCTCGACACCAGAATACTCAAGCACCTACGAGACCAAGATTTTTTCGATTGAAGTATCGTCGCTCGAATGCCTGATGAACCATCGCCTTGTGACGAAAAACTTCTACTATTACTCATATACTTCATGGACGCAGGTAGTCCAGTATATTTTTGACAACTATATCTCCGAGGAAGGCATAACGCTCGGGGCTATTTCGACCACGGCGGCAACATTCGATTCAAAGTATTCCGTCAAGGATAAAAAGGTCTATGATGTTCTTAGTGAGATAGCCGATGCAATCGGAAATGCCTCATGGTGGATTTCTCCTGATCGCAAATTCTATTTCAAGATTTCAACCGACTTCACTTCCGTTGTTGCTCCAACGCATTTGACCAAACTCAAACTCTCGGAGAAGATCGGCGATATGCGGACGGTAGAAAATATGACCGGAGCCTCGGCGGGGATAGCCGCGACGGAGACCAACGCGACTCTGCTTGCGACTCTTGCGGCGCGCACCGGTGGCTCAGGCAAGATTGAAATTGCCGAGAGCGACAGCGATATTCATAGCGATACCAAGGCAGCGTCGGAAGCCTCTGCACGTCTTTCCAACTATGCCGAGAGCGAAAAGACGATA